CTCCTTGCCCTTTAATTGCATAAATCCCTCTTTTTTCTTTTTTGTAAACATATTTATAAACACTTCCAGTATGGTGTCCGCCTGAATCTATAAGAGTTGCTGCTATTGTTAAGAATTTTCCATTTTTGTATTTGAATTTTTTTCTTAAAAAAGTATCTAATTGTTGCCATACTTCCTCTTTACCAGGATCTCCAGGAAAATCTCTATAAACAATTCCATAACTCTCATAGCCATAAGCCCAACCAACAACTTCAACTTCCAACCTGTTATCTTGAACGTCTACTCCTGCTGTCAATATAACAACATCATCATGTAGTTCAGCTCCATAATCTTCTCTTGTTTCATAAATCGCTTCGTAATCCATAGCACTATCAAGATTAACGGCGAATGTTTTTCCGAGTACTGTATTTACAAAAGTTTTATATTGGAAATCATCATCTTTAACACTTAAATATTCAGCTATTATGTCTTTCCAACTTACCCAAGGTGAAGCCAAAGCATTGAGATGAAAACTTCTATTTTCTTTCTCGTTTGGAAATTTGGCTATCCATTTCCCATTAGTTTGACCATACTTTTTCCATTCACTTTCAACAGCACTCTCTCCACAAAACTTACATTCAAACTCAGGTTCTACCAAGTCTTTATATTTAAGTTGCTCAAATTCTAGTGATTGATGTTTACCACAATACGGACATGGTAAACTCCATTCTTCTTGTGACCCAGCTAAATATAATAATTGTATTTTTGAAGTTGCATCATCTGTTGGAGTAGAAACCCTTATTTTTTTACTATCATAAAAATTGTTTGTTCTTCTCTCAGCTAGTTTTACTGGATCTCCTTCTTTCTTGGCTGATAAAGGAAATCTATCAACTTCATCTAACAATGTAATTTTTATTGGTCTACTTGCTAACCCAGAAGGTGAATTTGCTCCAACAAATCTTACATATCCCCCAGGAAACATTTTTTCTTGAACTGTTCCTGATTCTCTTTTATTAACCTTTTCTACTAAGACTTTAAGAATTTTTGTATCTCTCAACATAGGCTCTACTCTTTCTTTTGAGAATGACTTGGCATCATCAACAGTTGGTTGTACAAAAAGAATAGGACAAGGATCTAAGTGCATATATCTCCCTAAAATATTTAATAGCAATTCTGTTTTCCCTACTTGTGCTGAGCTCATTATGGTTATTGACTTAGTTATGCTGTCAGTAACACAATCAAATATTGCTTTCATATATGGAGTTCTATCTGTTTCCCATCTTCCAGCTTCAGCTGAACTCTCTCTTGAAAGTACTCTGTACTTATCAGCCCATTCAGCAATAGTTAAATCTTCTGGAGGAGTTAAACTATCTTTTACAATATTCTCAATCAGATGTATCGTGTGTTTTCCCTGTATCATCTTCTTCAATTCCTTTTCTTTCTTCATACTTGTAATCAACCAATTCCTCTAAAACCTCATAAATAGCTTTTTTTAAAATTTCCTTTACTTCAAGTTGATTTTCTTTATTTAAAAGCTGAACTGAAATTTTACTTGGAAGAGCCATCAATTTAGATTTGAAGTTATAATTCATATTTGAAACTATTCTGATAACATCACTTTCATGATGATATTCTTTTTTTAGAATTTGTAATTTATATTCTTTCAATTCTTTTTCAGCTCTTTTTAACTCTGATACTTCATCTTGCCCTGAATTCTTTTCAACAAATATTTCTACCGCTTGGATAAAATTATATTTTCCAGGTGATACCCTAGCAGATTTAAAATATTCTCTAACTTTTCTTTCAGAAAATTGAAATATCTTAGCTAATTTACTTTCTGTGGCTAATATCTCCTGCACTTTTTCTCCTTTCGCGTATATAAAAATATTTTTGGCAAGCTTGAAAAAAAATCTAAATTTGATAAGTTTCGAGCCTCTTCGCCCCTCTAATCTTCTTTTTGTTTTACAGTACCTTATTCTAAAAGAACAAGTTGCTTTTCTTTTTCTTTCTTCTTTGCTTCTTCAAGCTTTAGCTCATCTGTTGCTTTGTATCCTAACATTGAATTTAGTTCTCTCGCTGCTGCTACTCCTGCTAATAGTTGCTTATCCTTTCTTTTCTTCTTCGTTGTCGTTGTCCCTTCAGGTCCAACTTCTTCGATATATTCAACTATCTCAACTCCATTAATGGAATCATTTAAAATTTTGTTTAATCTATTTGCAATGCTCAGCATTCCAAGTTCAGTGTCTTGAAATAAGATCACTCTAAGCTCAGCTATCTTGGTTGCAACCTTAGGACTCTTTTCTATGTTAGCTGCCTTAGTCTTATCACTATATCCAGCTTTTTCTTTTGCTTCTTCTTTACTGAATCCAGACATTCTATGAATGACATAATTAGTTTGTTTTTCTGTCAACCCTTCAAAGTTGCATATTTTTTTATTTTGTTTTTCAGATATTTCTTTTCTAATTTCTTTATACTCAGTAAGATATCTTTTTATCCATGAGATTATTGTATTCCTATTGTATTTTGTTTTTCTTTGTATCTCATCATATAGATCTTTTTTCTTTGTACTGAATTTAGTTGCTTCAAGCTTTATATATAATTCTAAAACTATTAGTTGCTCTTCTTTGAAATTTTCAGACTTATTCATTTTTTATACCTCACATTACTGACTCATCTATAAATCCTCCTAATATTTATTATCTAAATCCTAAATTGTTTTAAATATTTGCATAACAAAAACAAACAATTGTATTTTCACTTTTAGGATTGAAATGCCTCACATTATTATCGCGCGAGGAAAGTATTAAAAACTATTGAAAACAAAAGGAAAAAATTTTTTGAAAGTGTGAAAATAGGAAGTTTTTTCTTCCTATTTTTTGCAAAAAAATGCCAAATGGTTTTTTGTGTCACATTTTATTTTGCAATTAAAAAGTATGATATTTACAAGGAATTGTTCGAGTCTCTCTATGTTCGAGAAAAAATCTCGCTGTGGAGATGCCCTTTGTTGCGAGTGAATTAAAATATTTTTTATCTTGCTTCGATAAAAAACAATTTGTCTATAGCATTTATTGCTACTACTAGTAACAATATCATCAATTATTTTATAATCAAATATCCATTCCAGATTATCTCTAACCAAAGAATCCAGGTCTTGGCATCTGAAATTTATAAATTTTTCTTTAAGGATTTCAACTGATTTTTCTACTTCTTCAATCATTATTTTCCCTAAAACTTCTGATATTGTGCTTTGAATGTAATTTTTTATATCTTCTATCTTTATAGAATTTACAGAATTGAATTCAAAATAATTTTTTATAATTTTTTTACTTAATCTGTGTTCAAGTCGAAAGATTGCTCCTTTGACTTTTTTTAAATTTTTTTTGTTATTCTCATGACCTTTTGAGTATAATCTAATTTTCCAACCTGATGTTGGTTGGAAGGTAAAGCCTGTAGTATAAAATTTATTTTGATTTTTATCAAAATTATAATACTGGACTTTATCTAAATCATTATATCTTCTTGTAAGTGCCTTAAAAAAATAACTTATAATATTGTGAAATTTATAAAAATTTCCAACAAATTCTTGAGTAGTAAATTCAAAATATTCATATTTTATGTCGTTTATTGTTATTTCATAATCTATTAATTTATTTATTAATTTAACTAGATTATCTTCAACCGTAGTTTTTTTTAATTCATCAGATAAAGGATAAATATTATCTTCTGAAAAAAAACGTGGATAAGAAAAATCTATTTTAATCATTGTTATTCTCTTTAGTTTTTTTTCTTCTAATTTAATGTAATTTATATTTCTTTTATCAATCTTATAATTATTTAAATAATTTGTAAGACTTTCCGAAAAAGAATGAGGAAACATAATTTTAATTCTTTCTCTCACATATAAGATATCAGTTTTAACATCAACAAAGACACAGGCTCTATCTAAACCATACATCTATAATTTCACTTTGGTATTTTTGTTGCAATGTGAACAACTTATTTCTAAATACTTTTCTTCAAAATAATAAGTAACTTGATTTCTACCAGCAACTTTTATTCTTTTTTCAGTATCGGAATATAAATAATTTCCACATTCACAATAACTATACCCAATTTCTTTATTATTTAAAGAGTATTTTTTGGACATTCGTACCACCTGCCTCTGATACTCTGATATGTTGTTATCTGATCTTCAGTATATTTCTCAGAAAGTTCTTTTAATTTTTTTTTAAAAGCTTTTTTATCATAAAAACAGTATTTCCCAATAATATTAGGACATTCTTTCCCATCCATAATTACAGTTCCATCTCTTATTTTTATGTAATATCTGTAAGGTTCATAAATATTCATAAAAAACTCCTTTAAAAAATTAAATACATTACTTAAATTTATTAAACTATTTCATTTATAATATTAACCTATTTTTTTTAAAAGTCAAGAAAATTTTTTTTAATAAAAAAATAGGACTTTATGAACTGCACCCATAATCTTGGAC